CTTTGACAATTTGCCATTGTACCAAAGCCATTTATTTTTTAGTAAAGTTTTGAATTCTAAATCTTTTTTGCGCAATTGCAATTTACTAATGGATAACATTTCCAAGTATTTTGCATGCAGTTTAGCAGTATTTTTTGAAGCATCATCTAATCGAATATCATCGATTTCAGAATCTTTGGCCCACATTTTCAGTACATCTTCAAGATTAAGCATAATAAAGTCCTCACGTATAAATTATATATTATACCATAAAATTAGCCAGTTGTAATCATATTAAAGTAACTATAATAGAATTCGACAGTTGCAACAAGATAATTCACATCACCAGCGGTTAGATCAAATGGAATTGAACTTAAATTAACTGGATACGCGTCAATAAATTGAATTTCTTTTACAACGTTATTATTACTATTTCTTACCTGTAATACCATATCCCTAACTTTACTTGCACCTTCATCATTGGTTTCTACTAGGTCTAGCATCCAATCATGAATCTCTTCATAGTTAAGCATATTTTCATCAACTAAGAATGCGCATGTAAAAGAACCATAAGAAATCTTATCAGGCATTTGCGTGATATTTCTTTTTGGTGTATTAAAAGCAGCTCCAGTAGCAGTTAAGTCTGGTAGTGCGGCAGTTTGTATAGAGAACTGAGCATTAGGATATTTCAATGTATCAATTACAAGATTGAATGCTGCAGGATTTAATGGGGATAAAATTTGAGTAGCCATATCATTTCTCTCTCAATGAGTATATAGCTTTATTTATATAAAAAAAAGAGGAGGCCGAAGCCTCCTCTTTCATACCATCAAGCTACTATTAAGCAGCCAAGATGTTTGTTACCGCAAAGATGCGATAGTACTGGTTAGCACGGTTAGTACCAGTTTCGCTAGAAGAGGCGCCACCCGCAAATGGGTTAGCAACCATACCGTAGCGAGTCTTGAACCCGATGCGTGGCTGGAAGTCATTCTCGCCAACTGCACGAACCATAGTTAATGGAACGTAAGGAGCGTAGAACATACCAGCGTCATATGGGTTAGTACCGCGATAACCAACAGTTACGTAGTCATTGCTAGCATAAGGATCAATATAGACCTTCATACGACCATTGAGTACACCAGCAAAAGTATTGCCAGTATCGTCAACCTGTAGGTTAACTGCTAGAGCAGGAGTGTAGTCTAGAAGACCAGCTGCAGATAGAGCAGAAGCAACGTCTGAAGAACAAACAATGAAGTTGCCCTTACCACGACGAGTTTCTTTAGCAATCGCATTAGCTTCACGGTCGATCTGAACGATTAGACCCTTGAACTTCTCAACAGACCAACGACCATCAGAGTCAGCTGATACATCGAAAACGCCAGGAGTTGTAACGTTAGAAGTCTGAGCGCCGAGCTTAGCTTTAACGTTGATAGTGCGAACAACTTCACGGTTAATTTCAGCAAGAATTTCAGCTGAAAGGATGTTAGCAAGTTCAGTCTCAGCGTCAAGGCCGTGAACAGCTTTAAGATCCTGAGCTAGTTCCATGGTGTACTCAGCTTTCAATGCGCGAGTCTTAGCAGTTACGCTAGTCTTCTCGATTGAGAAAGCCATTTGGCCCATTGAACCACCAGTGTTCTCAAGAGCTTCACCGTCAGCTGTAGCAAGACCAGTACCAGTTGTAAAGCTATCTTCTACGTCATCAGCAGGAGTAGTATCAGTGCCGTATGAACCTAGTGAATCAGATCCACCAACTTGCGTACCGGCACCAGAGAATGCACTGTTAGCTTCGTTGAAGAGAGCTTCAGTACCGCCTTGGGTGCTATAACGGCTCTTCATTGCGAAGATCAAACCAGTAGGAGCAGACATAGGCTGTACACCAGCAATGTCATAAGCCATTAGGTTAGGCATTGAACGACGAACAAGAGAGATTAGGACAGGATCCCAACCAGCTACGCCAGCGCCAGTAGCGTTAGCAGCAGTTTCGGTTAGAGGCTGAAAGCCCATAGCGCTACGCTCTTCGCGGAGTGCTTTCTCTTGGTTTTCTAATAGAACAGCAGTTACTGAACGCTTGTAGTTATCTTTGATTTCAGGCAAGTCAGCGTGTTCTAGGATGGGTGCCCATTTCTTTTGGGCGTCTTCTGCATTAAACATTATAGGTATCTCCTAATTTATTTTTTAAGGGTTCTGGAAATAGCTGAGGCGTATTGGGCCATTACACCATTGATTACAGTCTGATCTTCAGACGAACCATAGGTAATTTCTGCTTCTTCAGCAGATTCAACAATTTTAGATTTAGTAAAGTATGACTCTTTGATGGTAGCAACTTTCTTAGCAAAAGTTTCAGCATCTTCAAAATCAACCTTTTCTACTAATGATTTTAGTTTTTCTGCTTCAGTAGCAACTAAATCTTTAGCAGCTTCAACAATAATCTCTGCGCGTTGTAGTGCATGTACAGACTCGTGTAAACGAATATTGTCTTCGGTAGCTTTCGTCAACTGCTCTTCAAGTTCTTCAACCTGTGCAGCTAAGTCATCAACCATATCGACTTTAGATTCGGGTACTTCGATATAATGCTCAACAAATACTGATTTCAATGAGTCCATAAAGGATTCAGCAATTTCAGTGCGGAGACCGTTTTCAATAGCAACCTGGTTATCTGTCATCCATTGCTCTACTACGTAATTAAGGTATGAATCTACCTTCTCAACGAGTTGAGATTTGATTTCAGCGGTTTCTTCTTCTAGAGATTGAGTATACTCTTCCTCTAGACGATCAATTTCTTCGGCAATCTTAGACTTAACTGCTGCTTCAAAAATTGTGGCTGCTTTCTGTTGGAATCCTTCGGACAAAGTAGAATCTGCAGTAACTAGAGCGTCCAAGTCAGCTTTGAAGTCATATGACTCTTTGGCTTGTCCCTTTGGCTGCTTAGCTTGAGCAGGTTTGGATTTATTAATATTCTTAACGGTTTCATCGCTAGCAGCGGCTGAATCGTCTTGAACACTTTCGTCCATATCGTCTTCTTCGTCTTCGTCTTCCTCATCGCCTTCTTCATCATTACCCATAAATTTTTCATAGGCGGCCTGTAAATCGGCTTTTTTCATCTTTGACATTGATTGATACATGGCGTTAACCATGCCTGCTTTAGTAAGTGGGGCTGCTGCTTCTGCAACAACTTCTTCTTCAGCAGACTCAACGCTCTCTTCCATGGTGACTTCCTCGTTCTCAACTTCAACATTTTCAGCGAGGTCATCATCTTGGAGATCGACTTCAGCAACGTCTTCGATGAGATCCAACTCTTCGTTTTGGATTTTCTCTGACATAAGTTTTTACTCCTTCTATATTATATAGAGTTAAAGTTTTGAGAGGAAATCTTGCCACACCTTCAACTGAGCTTCCGCTAAGTTTGAAGAAGATGAACGCTTAATCTCAGTCTCATATTTTTCAACATCTTGTGCTTTTAGAATACCATTTTCCCAAATCCATTCAACCCCTTCCATGATGCCATTTACAAAGGCTTCAGGTGCTGATGGATCTTGAACAATGTCAACAGTTGCTAAGATAAAATCTTCGCCAACCATTGCAACTCCATTTTTTTGTACAAGAGATCCCATACCACGACTAGAAACGCCTAATTGAACACCACCTTCGACCAAACCTTTTACGATTTGACCCATAGGAGTATCCAACACTAGCGCCTTACCCATCACATTATTTCCGTCCCAATTGAGCTCGGTAATGCGATGTGATACTTTATCTAGATTAATTGTAGGGCCTTCAGGGTGATTTAGTTCCCCAACTGCTCTACCTCTAGAAACTTGTTCCGTAACATATTTGTTAACGGCAGATTCCATAACGGCTCTAGGATAAATCCTACCATTACGGTTTTTAGATTCTGCTTGCATAAAGATACCTTCAATGATGGTATTCTTTTTACCGTTTTTTTCCTCGGTAATATAGCTTACAGAATTATCTAAATGTTCTGTTATGAGCTTCATATATTATGTTCCCATTAAATCAGCAAATTCTTTTGCTGCAGTCTCAGCATCTTTTGCTGACTTATATTTATCGCCTAACACTTCGCCATCGATAACAACAGAAAATTTAGAACCATTTTGTTGAATTTCAGCAGTCGACTTTTTGCCAACTTTCATAGTCTTTACGACTTTATTTGCTTCATTCAGATTCTGTATCAACTGTTTGTACGTCAACATTTTCTGTTTCCTGTTTATTCATTGCGCCATTGTACACCTGATTAGCCATATTAACTTTCTTAGCGTCAAGTGCTGCACTGATTTTAGCTGACATCAAATCCGCAAACACTGTATTAGCCGTTGCGGTTTTTCCATTACCTAAAGCGTCAATTAAATTGTTAATTGTAGTCATAATATTATTCCTTATTATTTATAATAAATTAATTTTCAAGATCTTCATCTTCGGGGTTAATTTCACCACTAGCCTTTTCAGCTTCGATCTCTTCTTTCATTCTTTCAATATCGTCATCGGTCTGCATTAGAATGTTTTTACGTATCCATTCTTTTGAGAAATACTCACCAACGTATTGATCCATATCAGTCAATAGACTAATACGTTCACGCATAATTTCATTTTCTTTTAACTCAGCAAACGCTGAATCTTGAATAAAGTCAATTACAATATCTTCTCTGAATTGTACCCAATCTTGCTCACTAATAATACCCTTAAGGATTAATTGTGTTTTTAGCAAGTCAAGGAACATCCAAGAAAACTTTTTGCGTAAGCGATTAATAAATTTTTGGAACTTAACTTCATCTCTTGAAATTTCAGTAGAACGTCCAAGTGAAAACTGTGCTTCTTGCTCTAAGCGATTAGAAGGAACGTTGAGAGACTTGTAAAGTTTTTTCTGGAAATAGACGATGTCGTCAATTTGTCCAAGGTTTTCCCCTCCGGGTAAGGTCGTAATTTCTGTACCTCGGCCACCTTCTCTACGCGGTAACCAGAAGTCTTCAAGCATGGACATGTGTTTACGATCATCTTTAATCTCTCCTGTGGATGCGTCATATACCAATTTATTGCGGTATTGATTCATAATTCCACGTAAGTATTCTTCTGACTTACCCTTTGGTAAGTTACCAACATCAATATAGAAAATACGACGTTCTGGAGCACGAGCAAGACGATAGATTACAAGTGAATCTTCCATCATGCGCAATTGGTTTACTGGCTTAATTGCTTTATGCAAATAAGATAAAACCTTTTTGCGAGTTGAATCTAAAAGACCAGATGTAGTATATTGAATTGCGTCTTTACTAATCTTAATACCCTGATTAGTTTTTGCAAGACCAGCATCGCGATACAGATAATATTCTTCTACGTCTTTAATTAACGTAACGCCAGTTTTTTCGTCTTTTTCTTGATTTAGTTGTTTGACCTTAGTCATGCGAGTTGCATCAATAGGTCTTAATTCGATGATACCTCGTTTTGGTTGTTTCTCATCGACAATAATATGGTAATAGACTCTTCCATCTACATACCATTTTCTAAAAATTTCGTGACCATAATTATTGAACTGTAACAATTCAATAATATTGTCAAATTCTTCTTTAATTTGGTTTTTAATAGTATCGGGTTGATCTAAGTCATCTAAGATAATATCAACGGGAGCTGAATCTGCGTCTGAGACAATAGCTTCATTAACAATATCTTCAATCGCAGCATCACACTCTGGATGCATAGCAATTTCTCGATATCTGCGGATTAACTCACCCTCAGATGCTTGATCGGTTAAGCCATCAGTATCTAAATATTGACCAAAATATCCACCGGCTGATACATAACTAGATCCATCACTATCTTGTGGCGCGACAAAAGATTGCTTTTTAGCATCATCTTTTTCTTGTCCTTTACGCTTAATTTCAAATCCAAATAAGGATATTCCATTATTTTCAGCCATTCATTTTCTCCGGAATTTTCAAAATATAGAGGGGTTTTTACACCCCTCCATATACTTATAACATAATTAAGATGTTGTGCTAGATTCCCAGTATTGAACTTGAAGTTCTACTGTAAATTCTTCGATAGCATTTTCGGTATCATATGATACTTCAATTGCTGATATATTCGTTGGCCAAAGGCCTCGGAAATTATAGCTCTTGATATTATTGCCATCTTTATTTAACTGATGAATTGCTGCATCAGCAAAATAATCAGAAGGATTTGTAGCACCAGTGTTTGCATTGTGATTGTTGATTCTATTCATCCAACGCTCAAATACATTGCGCAATTGGAAACTAGTATCATTAATTACAGTAATTGTCCAAGGTTCGAATGTACGATCCCCAGCAATTTGTAATTGACGACCACGAAATGGAACAGTGATTGGAGCAATTACTGAAGATGGTAAAGCAGCTGCTTTAATTAAGAAGCCACCAATTTCAGTATCACCTGCGCCACCAATACCAGCTGGCCAACCCATCTCTACCTTGAAAAGGTTAGATCTGGCGCCACCACCAATTAGTTTGGCTTTAAAATCATCTACGCCTAATATTGCCATTGTTTATTCTCCTTATTGACCGATAATTTCAGAGAATTCAACGCCAGTACGAGTAGCAATGAAGTTCAATGTAATGAAGTTGATAGAACGTGCAGGCTTGATGTAAATATCAGCAACAAACTGGTTGCTATCAATAATCTCGCCAGTGTTGTTCGTACCATCACACACTACAGCAAAGTCAGTTAGACCACGACGGCCTTTGACATCACGTAGGAATGGTTCAACCATGTTACGGAACATTGCTCTAGTGAAGTCATCATTGAATTCAAAGAGTTGATATTTAGCTGCGGTTGCAATTGCCTTTTCCAAGACCATGAACAAGCGACGTACGTTAATGCGATCGAATGCAGAAGGCTTAGCTTGTGCAGTCTTATCACCATATAGTACAATGCCTTGACCAGGGAAAGAAGTAATTGGATTAACGCGTGCTTTGTAAAGTGTAT